ATACCGTATTACACGGGTTTACTTGCCCAAAAAGAAGAAGAATTTGGCTACAAATATGGCTACCATTACCTGCCCCATGACGCTAGAGCTAAAACCTTGGCATCTGGCGGTAAGAGCATAATCGAACAAATTGCGACAAAAATCGACATAAAACATCTAAAAATCGTTCCAAATCTGTCATTACAGGATGGAATTCAAGCAACAAGGCTTGCATTAACTCGAACTTGGTTTGATAATAGATGCGAAGAAGGCATCGAATGTTTGCGTCAATATCAACGAGAGTGGGATGATGATAAAAAAGTTTTTAGGGATCGCCCTAAACATGATTGGACAAGCCACTCTGCGGATGCTTTTAGGTACCTATCGATTGTATGGAAAGATGAGGACAGCCCTATCCTCAAAGATTCAAGGATTAAAGGACTTCATGTTGGCCAAACGGATGTAACGCTGAACGAAATGTGGAAGCAAACCCCAAAAACTATCAATAGCAGGATATAAACATGGAACATACATACCAAGATTGGTATAACTGCATTACCCAGTATGAGCGTACATACAAAGAATGGGAAGGCAGAGCAGACAAAATTACCAAACGGTATCGCGATGATTCCCGTACTAGGAATAACCCTAATGCAAAGTTTAATATCCTATGGAGCAATGTTCAAACCATAACTCCAGCAATCTTTGCCCGATTACCAAGACCAGATGTAAGCCGTAGATTCCGCGACAACGATCCTGTTGGCCGTGTAGCCTCAATGATGTTAGAACGCGCCCTAGAATATGAAGTTGAGCATTACGGTGACTACGCTAGTGCCATGAAGCAAGCCGTTCAAGACCGTTTGTTAGGTGGGCGTGGTACAGCATGGGTTCGTTATGAACCGCATATTACTGGTGAAATGGGCGGCGAAGGTGAAGGCGCACCCGATGATGGCTTTCAGATTACAGAAGATATTGACGAAGCAGAAACCGAAGGCGGCATTTTTCGTGAGAACCAAGAGCGTATTGAATATGAGTGCGCCCCTGTAGATTATGTCCATTGGCGTGACTTTGGTTTAACCGTTGCCCGTACATGGGAAGAAGTAACAGCGGTATGGCGTAAAGTTTATATGGGCAGACCAGCCCTTGTTGAGCGCTTTGGTGAAGAACTAGGCGGCAAGATACCGCTAGATACTAAGCCTGAAACTTCTAAAACTTTCAACGAAAAGATGGGCGAAGGTTCATCTGAGGCCGTTGTTTATGAGATTTGGGATAAAACTACAGGTCAAGTTTTATGGCTATCTAAGTCTTTAGGTAAGATTCTTGATACCCGTGATGATCCGCTACAGCTTGAGAACTTCTGGCCATGTCCAAAGCCAATGTTCTCTACGCTAACAACTGATACGCTTGTACCTGTTCCTGACTATGTTCTTTACCAAGACCAAGCAAGACAGCTAGACACGCTTGCAGACCGTATTGATGGATTCATCCAAGCACTCAAGGTTCGGGGCGTTTACGATGCTTCTGAGCCATCCTTACAGCGTTTGTTTACTGAGGGCGAAAACAACGCCTTGTTACCAGTTAAGAATTACGGTGCATTTAGTGAGAAGGGCGGCATGGCTGGGGCTATTAACCTAGTTGATATTGCTCCGATCGCTCAAGGCTTGCAAATGGCTTATCAAGCTATGGAGCAGGTCAAAGGTCAAATCTATGAAATCATGGGTATTGCTGATATTCAGCGTGGCCAAACCGATCCAAGCGAAACATTAGGCGCACAAATTATCAAGTCTAACAACGCTTCTGGGCGTTTAAAGACGATGCAACACGATGTAGTGAACTTTGCTACTGCCCTGTTGCAGATCAAAGCGCAGATTATTTGCCAACACTTCACCGATGACACCATCGTTAAGATTAGCGGTGCAATGCAATTATCTCCGCAAGATCAACAACTTATACCGCAAGCCCTTGCATTACTGAAAGACGAACCAGCTAAGAACTTCCGTATCGAAGTCACTAGCGATTCCATGATCTATCAGGATGAGCAACAAGAAAAGCAAAACCGCATTGAGTTTTTATCCGCAGTCAGTAGCTTTATGCAAACCGCTTTACCAGTAGCACAGGGCGTTCCTGAACTCACACCGTTGCTTATGGAAATGCTCAAGTTTGGCGTAACAGCGTTTAAGGCTGGTAAGCAAATGGAAGGCATGATTGACGAAACTGCCGACAAGTTCCGTGAGCAAGCTAAAGCGGCAGAAGGTCAACCCAAGCCGCCATCACCTGAAATGCAGAAGTTACAGATGCAAGCACAGATGGAACAGGCTAAGTTACAAGCCCAATCTCAAGCCAAGCAAGCCGAAATGCAAATGCAGATGGAACTGGAGAAAGCCAAGCAAGAATACCAAGCCCAAGAAAACCAGCTTAAATTCCAATTGGAAGATCAGCGCAATCAGGCCGATGCCCAAATGAAAATGCAAGCTGACCAAATGAAGATGGACATGGAAGTCAAAGTTGCCCAAATGAAGATGATGACTGAACGCAATACCCAAGTTTTATTGGCGCATATTAACAATGGGGCTAAGATTGAAGTTGCAAGGATTGGTTCAGATGATTCAGACGGTGCAATGGCTTATGCTAACGAAGAAGATATGGCACAAGCAATGCAAAACCCTATGGAAACAGTCGCTAATGCAATCAACAACAATAGCAACCAAATGGCTATGATGCTTGGTGAATTAATGAATAAGCTAAATCAACCCAAACAAGTGGTTCGAGGTTCTGACGGCAAAATCATTGGAGTTCAATAATGGCTATAACAGTCAAGCATAAGTTTGTCAGCGCAATACCTGACGGCACAGATGCAACAGTAGTAAGGCCGTCTAATTGGAATGATGACCATGATTTAACAGGTACTATTCCTGTAGCTAATGGTGGTACAGGTGCTTCTACTGCCGCAGATGGTTTAAATAATCTACTTCCTAGCCAAACAGGAAATAATGGCAAAGTTCTAGCAACTGATGGAACTAATGCTACTTGGACTACTAATGGTTCAGGTGATGTAGTTGGCCCAGCGTCAAGCACAAACAATGCAATAGCTAGATTTGATTCTACTACTGGCAAGTTGATTAAAAATTCTGGCGTAACTGTTGATAATAACAATAATATTAATGCCAATGCTTTAGATGATTCTTATACAAATACTGCCGCATCAGGTACATTAATTACATTAACTGTAGCATCGCCAAGAAGATACACAATTACTGGTTCAGGTGGTCAAGTTATTAAATTGCCTGATGCAACTACATTAACAAATGGCACAGTTTTTCAATTTGATAATAACCAAAGTAGTGGTGCAATAACTGTCAATAACAACTCTAATACTTTAGTTGTTTCTGTTCCTAGCGGTGGATTTGTTTTAGTTAATTTGTTATCTAATGCAATAGCCGCAGGTTCTTGGGATAGACATGACCAAGCGCCATCAAATGTAAGTTGGTCTACCAATACTTTTGATTACGCTGGTTCTATTACTTCAGCTACTTGGAATGGTAATACTGTTGCTGTAAACAGAGGTGGTACAGGGGTTACAACATCAACTGGTAGTGGTTCAAATGTACTTAATACTAGCCCTACGCTAACAACTCCTGCAATAACTGGCGGCACAATAGACAACACAGTCATTGGTGGCACTACCCCAGCCGCTATTACTGCAACCACGATTACAGGACAGACAGAAGTATTAAAAGGTACTGGGCAAAATTTAATCCAATATTCTAATAACTTTGTAACTGGTTGGAGTAATGGTGCAATTACAGTTACTGGTTCACAATCTGACCCTGTTGGCGGTTCTACTGCATCTTTACTTGTCCCAACAGTTACAAATACTGCACATTATCTTGCAAATAGCACAGCCGCTTTTTCTTCAACAACAACCTTTACTATTAGTGTTTATGTAAAAGCAAGTGGTTATACATTATTTTATATTAATGATGCTACTGCTGGCACATTTGCTTGTTCTTACAATTTAACTGCGGTAACGGCAACTCCAAATACAGGATGCACAGGAACAATTACTGCTGTAACAGGTGCAACTGGTTGGTATAGGCTTACATTAACAACCACAGGAACACCTACATCTTCCTCAAGGGCAACAATTACTCCTTACGCATCAGGGGCAACTTTAACTGCTTTTGGGGCAACATTTGCTGGAGATGGAACATCAGGTGCATTTGTTTATGGAACTCAAGTAGAAATGGGTTCTGTTGCAAATACTTATGTTGCCACAACCACTACAGTAGTCTACGGAACTCCTACCCTATCCTTTAGTGGAGTAGCAGGACTAGGACTAGAATCTAATGGTGCTTTATATGTTTCTCCAGCAGGAACAGGCGCATTACAAGCACAAGCTACTACATCATCTACAGTAGGTGGTAATGCTAGGGGTGCTAATGCTGTTGATTGGCAGACCATTAGAACCAATGCCAATCAAGTTGCTTCAAGTTCTTACACAGTTTTGGCTGGTGGTCAATATAATAAGGTTGATGGTTATGGAAGCACAGTAACTGGCGGTCAATCAAATTCTGCAACAGGAACTTATACATTTGTTGGAAACGGACTTTCTAACATAGCAAATAGTGGTGGTTATGGTAATTTATATTCTGGAATTGTTACAGGATATTCAAATTCTATTAGCGGTGTTTTTAACTTTATTGGTGGTGGATATGCTAATTCTGGAACTGCATCAGCCGCAGTAACAACGCAATCAGGAACAATGAATGCCACTACTGCGGTTACATTAAGTGGTTCTAACGCTAATATCAAAGTTGGTCAAATAATTTCTGGTACAAGTATTAATTCATTTCCACCAACTTATGTAGCCGCTATATCAGGAACAAGCCTTACCCTTTCCCAAGTCGCATCAGGTTCATCTACCTCTACGCTATCTTTCTACACACCTCACGGAGTAGTAGTAGGCGGTGGTAATAACCAAGCTACAGGGGCTTATTCATTTATCGGTGGTGGTGGCGATGCTGGTACTGCGGCTAATAGGAATGTGGCTAGTGGGGATTGGTCTTTTGTTGGTGGTGGACAAGCTAATCAAGCTACAGGCATTGGTTCTGTTGTGGCTGGTGGTGGCACATTTGGTAGTAGTGTTGCTGGTAATACAGCATCAGGAACAACAAGTTTTATTGCTTCTGGCTTTGGTAATTTATCATCAGCAACCAGTTCATCGGTTCTTGGGTCAAGAAATACAGCAAGCGGTGATTATTCTTCTTGTTTAAGTGGAAGGCGTTCAACAACAAGAGCCATTCTGGGTAATGCGGTTTTTAGTGGAGTAAATCCAATTGGAGATGTAACAGGAATATCTCAATCCGCATTATTAGTTCTTGCAAGACAAACTACAGACGCAACTGCTACAGCTTTATGTTCTGATTCTAATGCCGCAAGCGGAGTAAACCAAGTAATACTACCTAACAACTCTGCTTACTTCTTTACTGGTGAAGTGGTATCAGGAGTAACTGGTGGTGGAGATACTAAAGGCTGGACTATTGAGGGTGTAATTAAACGAGGTGCTGGTGTAGGAACTACAGCTTTAGTTGGTTCTACAGTAACTTCCCTTTATGCTGATGCTGGTGCGGCAACATGGGCTATTGCAGTTACAGCCGATACAACCAATGGTGGTTTAAGAGTTACCTTTACAGGGCAAGCCGCTACAACAATTCGTACAGTTTGCCAAATCCGTACAACAGAAATGACTTACTAAGGAGTATTAACATGGCACTACAACTTAACCTAGCATCAACCCAATTCGGTGTACCAGCCCCACAAGCCTACGCACGAATCACTAACTTCTTTGGTACTAAAGACCAAATCCAAGTTCAAGTAGCTATTTACTATAACGAAGATGCAAGACATGGCAACATGGCTACAGTTAAAGAAAATGCACATTACATCGCTATTGAGGATTTGAAGGGTGATTTAATCCCTGCAATCTATGAAGTTCTCAAGACTTTTAGCGATTACGAAGGCGCAGTAGACGCTTAATTAGGAGATTTACATGGGCCATTTTGCAAAAGTAGTAGACGGCAAAGTAACACAAGTTATTGTTGCTGAACCTGACTTTTTTGATACATTTGTAGATTTAAGTTCTGGCGATTGGATTCAGACCTCTTACAACACAAGAGGAAATGTCCATTATGGTGCTGATGGACAGCCTGATGGCGGAATACCTTTGCGTGGTAATTATGCTGGTATTGGATACACATACGACCAAGCAAACGATGTGTTTTATGCGCCAAAACCATTTGCAAGTTGGGTTATTTCTGCGCCTACATGGACATGGGAAGCGCCAACACCTAAACCCACAGATGGCAAACCATACAATTGGAATGAGGCCACTATATCTTGGGTTGAAGTTACCTAATGTTTCAAACCGCTTTTCAGCCTAATGCGTTTCAAAATAACGCATTTCAAATCAATGTAGAACCCGTAGGTGGGGATGATGGTGGCCATTGGACTAAAGAAGAACTCCGTAGAATACAAAAGCTACAGCACAAAATAGCTGACCGCCAACGCAAACTTGAACAAGCTACAAGAGATGCAAACGCTTCACGCAAGCAAGCCTTCAAGGATCAGATTGATCCACAACCTATTGCAAAAGTTAAGCAAACTAAAGTACAATCAAAACAAGAGGTTAAAGCTGATATACCGTTAGCTGAAACAGAAGAATTACAACGGTCAATAAGCTACCTTGAAAGACAACGGGATAACATCCTTGCGGCAGTAGCTTACAGACAAGAAGTTGCAAACATTGAGATGCAACTTAGGGTAATGGAAGCCAAACGCCAAGAGGAACTTGACGATGAGGCCGCACTATTACTGCTCTTACATTAAATCCGCACACGGAATATAAGAAGGCTTACGAACACCTACACGCTGGCCGCTATGAAGCTGGTTTTAGGGAGTTTGAATACCGCTGGCATCCAGAAATAATTGCAAAGCAAGCCCAGCCCTATGCCCCTGCGTTAAAAATGCCTGTATGGAGAGGTGAATCCCTAATGGGTAAATCAATCACAGTACAAATGGAACAGGGTTTTGGTGACATTATTATGTTTGCCCGTTTTTTGCCAGCATTAAAGGCTTTAGGGGCTAAACAAGTTGTTGTTTTGCAAGAAGGTACATTGCATTACCTTTTAGGGCAAATACACGCTGTAGATGTGTTTAGCAACGGTTTAGAAGGGGTTGCCAATGAATCTGATTATTGGATTGGGTCAATGTCATTGCCTTATTACATTTCTTTGTCGCACCCTATTGTAAAAGCAATGTTTCCAGTAACACGCAAGAAAATTGTAGGTTCAGAAGGGTATTTACACGCCCAACCTAGCAATATTCCATCCAAAATTGGCGTAAATTGGGAAGCATCTAAACAAACTTTGTATTACATTAAGTCAATTGCCCATGAACACATGGCTGAATTGGTTGGGGATGACTGTTACAGCTTAAACCCTAATTCTGATGGCTTATTTCACCCATTACCTAACGATGGCTGGAAGCAAAATTGGGTAAAAACAGCCAGCCACATGAAAGCTATGAAGGGAATTGTTACTGTTGACACGGGAACGGCTCACCTTGCTGGTGCTTTGGGCGTGAAATGCGTAGTTTTGCTACCAAAAGAAGAATTTGTTTGCTGGAGATGGAAAAATGCCCGTTGGTACGACAGCATTTGCCTACTTAGACCAAATGAATACGACCAATTACCCGAAATAATAAGGAGAATGTAATGGCTTTAGTCAAAGTCACCGTTAAATGCCCACATTGCAAGGTTGACCATGAAGAATATGATGCAACGCAATATGATGACAAGGAAAAGTACCTTGCTTACTGGAATATTCCGTTTAATACGCCTGAAGCTGAAGAAGCGTGGCAAGCCAAGCTAAATATGACCCCAAAAGAAGCCCCTATGGTAGTTCCTGATATTCAAGGCCACATTAGCATGGCTGATGGTACATGGGTTTCTAGCCGTTCTAAGCACCGTGAAAATCTAAAGCGCAATAATTGTATTGAATTGGGTAACGATGTACCAACTGCCCAAAAAACGCATGAATTTAGCAAAAAAGAACATGAAGCCCGTAAGCGTGAAATTGCGGAAATCACTTATTCCAAACTTAATTACAGATAGGGTAAACCATGTCAGAAGAATTAGACCGCAGAGAAATGCTTGAAGCCGCTTTAGAACAAGCCGAAGAAGGCACTTTAGAAGCCCCTGTAGAAAAGGAGATTGAAGTAAATGACGATCCAATCCAAGCCGAAAGCGAAGAAGCCAGCCCTGAAGAAAGCAACGACCGTGACGAAAAAGGTCGTTTCAAAAGCAATGCCGAAAAAACCAGTAGCCAAGACGATACCGTTGAAGAACCTGAACTGGTGGCAGAAGCTACTGATGAAGTTCAAGAAGAAGTAAAGCGCCCTACTACTTGGAAAAAAGAGTACCGCGATGTCTGGGATAAGATGCAAGATGGCAAACCCTTAGAAAAAGAAGAATTTATTAAGTTTGCTGAATATGCCAACCAACGCGAAGCTGAATACAAAAAAGGCGTATCCGCTTACAAAGCTGAAGCTGATAACGCTAGGCAATTGACGGATGCTATTAATCCGTTTGTGCCTGAATTACAGCAACAAGGTATTCATCCTGTAGCTTGGATCAATAATCTTGGTCGCGCCCACATGGTTCTGTCTAAAGCGCCTTACGACCAGAAGGTGCAGATGTTCCATAGACTTGCACAAGATTATGGAATACAATTGAATTCAGATAGCTTACATACGCCAGAACAGGCGTATGTAGACCCTTATCAACAGCAGTTAATGCAACAACTTCAAGCTACCCAGCAACAAGTTCAGCAACTGTCAGCGATACGGGATCAAGAAGAAAATGCACGGTTGACCAATGAAATTAGCCGTGTAAGTAGCAACAAAGTGGCTTTTCCGCACTTTGAAATGGTAAGGGAAGATATGGCTCAATTACTTGAGCGAGGTTTAGCCCAAGACCTAGAATCGGCTTATGCCAAAGCGGTGCGTATGAATGACGAAGCGTTTAAGTTAGAGCAGGAAAAACTCCTGAGATCAGCCAACACCCAAGCGTCTAAGGCACAGCAAGTAGCAAAAGCTAAAGCAACTGCGGTTAGTCCACGATCCGTTACACCTAGCGGTCAAGTGAGTAAAGCAGATGCAAAGGATAGACGATCCTTGCTGATGGCTAATTTGGCCGATGCAGAGGGTGGTCGGGTTTAACTTAATCTAATAAAGGAAATATCATGGCATTCGCAAATAGCGCAATCACCGATATTATCGCTACTACCATTCAAAGCCGTAGCGGAGTATTGGCAGACAACTTAACGCAGAACAACGCAATTCTTCAGCGTTTAAATAGTAAGGGAAATGTACGGCCCTTCTCAGGTGGTAATGTAATCCTTAATGTTGGGGTCACTCTGAATTAAAACTCAGATGTGAGAATTCTCTCTGATTGACTTGGAACTCCCGAAGGGGACAACAAGGGGCAAGTTTAAATACAGCCTGAACGACTAAGCGAGAGAACACCTGCAAAGGTGAAGCGATAGTCTGCACTTGGATATAACTTGATGTAATTTAAGTCCAAGAGTTAGGCAGAAATGACCTAACATGGTTAAGTTAGTGACCATTAACAATAGGCGAGGAGATCATGTACAATGATCCAAACACTAACAATGCAAACAGTTATAGTGGGTTGACTTCTAGCCCCTTCATTAATTTGCAGTAAGCAAGTTTTTGTAGCAAATGGGATGAATTCGGTGGAAACCTTTAGATTTTAAGGTGAGTTTAAAGATAATACCGAGCCAAGCTGTGTATGTAACCCGAAAGGGCTAGGGACACAGAAGGTGTAACGACTAGGGGTCGAGAGAAATCAGTAATACCCCCACGAGCCTCCCACCCGAAAGGGATGATATAGTCTGAACAGTATGGTGACATATTGAAGTAGCGGATAAAGAGCCACTACGATAACAAAATTGATGAAGTATTAAACATCACCCCTGATAGCCCTATCTCTGCGGCTCAGTACAGCATTACTCAGTATGCTGATTCTGTGACAATGAGTGGTCTAGAAATGTTGCAAAACAGTTCCAAAGAGGCGATCATCGACCTGTTAGACGGCCGTATGCAAGTTTCTGAAGCACGCTTGTTAAACCGTATCTCTACCGACCTTTATGGTGACGGTACAGGTAATGGTGGTAAGAACATTACTGGTCTAGCGGCCGCAATTTCTACATCACCTACATCTGGAACGTACGGTGGCATTAATAGAGCCAATTGGGAGTTCTGGAGAAACCAAGCAACAACTGGTGCTGACACATCCGCTTTGATCCAAGCCGCAATGACAACAGCCGCTATCAAGTCCGTTCGTGGAACTGATAAGACTGACCTGATTATTGCTGGTAACACACTATACACACGCTATGTTGCTTCATTGCAAGCTATTCAGCGTATTGCTGGTGTTGAAGAAGGCGCGGCTGGCTTTGCATCATTGAAGTTCTACGGTGGCGGTATGTCTGCTGATGTGGTATTAGGTGGTGGTATTGGCGCTCAAGAAAACGCATTGTATATGTACTTCTTGAACACTAATTACATCTTCTTCCGCCCACACAAAGAGCGTAATTTCGTTCCTATCGGTGGCGAGCGTCAGTCAATCAACCAAGATGCAATCGTTAAGTTATACGGTTGGGCTGGTAACTTGACTACTTCAAATGCTCAATTACAAGGCGTGTTGACAGGTTCTTAATTGAATCTTTTAACTCAACTTAACTAATAGAAAAGGAATTATCATGGCATATACCATTACCCCTTTAGCTGGTGTTGATCTTTATAACACCGCTCAAGTAAACGCAAACTCTGCTGGAACTAATGTCCCAACTTTTGGCCCTACTGGTGCTGAAGTGTTTGGTTCTGACGGTTTCCGTTATGTTTTTGCCCAAGCCGCTGTAGCAATTGGCACATCAGCCGCAACTTGCATTATCAACGCTTCAACATTCCAAGTAACTTTGGGTGCGACAGGCACATATTTGTCAGGTGCTTCAATGGCATCAGGCGATTATGGCTGGTTTAGCAAGGCTAGTGTTTAAGAGCAAAATGTAGTAAAAACAGGGGGTTGGCTCAAAAGGCTGACCCCTTTTTTCTTTAACTTTACCTAACTACTTAGGAGATTTAAAAATGGCTTTACCTTCAGACGAAAACAATGCAGATTCACGCTTACAAGTACGCTTTTACAAAAAACCCGTACACCAAGAGCAAGAATCATTAGAGGCTGGCAGACCAATTTACAAAGAGTTTGATTTTGTACACATTTGCGTTGCTGGCGATACCCTTACCGAAATTGACACTTACGCACTTCAACAGCATAAACAGCGTTTCCCTATCCAATGGGCTAACTATATGAACCGTGTTGGCGCAAATGATGAAGAAGTGGTTGGAACACCTGTATCAGAATGGCCTTTAGTATCAAAAAGCCAAGCTGAAGAACTACGGGCAATGAAATTTCACACGGTAGAATCTATTGCAAACGCTTCGGATCAGCAGTTACAGCGTATGGGTATGGCGGCAGGAATGTCACCGTATGCGTTCCGCGATAAGGCAAAGGCATTTTTAAATCTGGCAACAACTTCTGCAGAAACAGATAAGCGTGAACAAGAAATTAACGCTTTAAAAGAAGAACTTGCCAAAAAAGACTTAGAAACTGCTAAAATGAAGCAAGAAACAGATGCGAAGCTGGCTCAAATGCAGGATCAAATGGCCGCTATACTTGCCGCTGTTGGTGAAAAGAAACCCCGTAAACAGAAAACGGTAGCCACAGAGGAAGCCTAATATGTCATCAACAATGCTTACATTAGTCCAGCAAGTAACCGCTGAACTTAACTTAGCCGTACCTACTTATGTAGCAGGAAACACCAACCAAGATGTGCAACAAATTCTTGCGTTGATGAATCGTGCTGGGTATGACTTAATTAAGGAACACAATTGGCAGGCATTAGAGTTGGAATATAGGTTTTATACAAACGCAATCACCACGACCTGCGATACTTTGAATGGGTCTTATTTATTAACTAACATTCCTAGTACCGTAGGTCTGGACAGCAACTACTCTATTGTTGGTACAAGTATTCCACAAGATACTTATGTAGAAACAGTAAATAGTGCAACTAGCGTGACTACAAGTCAACTAGCTTCAGCTACATCCATAGGTCAAACAGTCACTTTTAGTCAGACTATTTACCCGTTACCGCCTGATTACGAAACCATTACCGATAATACCCATTGGGATAAGACAAAACATTGGCAGATGCTTGGCCCTGTAGATGCCCAGCAATGGCAATGGCTTAAATCAGGTTATATTTCAACTGGCCCAAGAGTGCGTTGGAGAATATTGGGTAATAAGTTTGAAATCTGGCCACCATATAACACTTTAGAGTATTTAGGTTTTGAATATCGCTCAAAAGGTTGGGTAAGAAGTGCCGCAGATGCAGTTAAAAACAGCTTTACAGTTGATACCGATACATCCGTATTAGATGATGCAATCATTGTATTGTTGACCAAACTTAAATACTTCCAAATTAAATCTTTTGATACTACTGCATTGCAACAAGATTACACACGCTATCTAAATGTAGCCAAAGCTAATGACAAGGGTTCTGCAACATTGTCTTTTGCGCCACAGCCAAGTGCTGTATTGATTGGTTGGGCAAATATTCCCGATACTGGTTATGGAAGCTAATTATGGCAGTCGCACAAAAAAGACAAGCCGTAACCGCTAGTGTTTCTGCGCCTATTGGTGGCTGGAACGCTAGAGATTCTATTGCTAATATGCCGCCATTGGATGCGGTTGTTTTAAATAACTTTTGGCCTACACCTACTAGCGTTCAACTAAGACTTGGTTATACAAGGTTCTCTACTGGCATAACAGGTCAAGTTAATACCTTGATGAACTATGCAGGCGTAAGCAATCAAAAGCTATTTGCGGCCGCTGGAACAGCTATTTATGATGCTTCAGGCACTACAGCCGTTGCAGTTAAAACGATCACAGATGACAAGTTTCAATATGTCAACATTACCAATTCTGGTGGTCACTTTTTGGTAGCTGTTAATGGCGTTGATCCTGCCCAGTTATATGACGGAACTAATTGGATCAGCATTGCTACTACTGCAACTGCCCAAACAATAAGCACTATTACCAGAGGTGGCACAGGAAACTTAACCGCTACCGTTACTACTGCTACCGCCCATAATTTAGTAACAGGAAACCAAATTGTTGTTGCAGGTGCAAGCCCAGCCCAATATAACGGCACATTTATTATTACTAGAACAGGTGCAAGCACATTTACTTACACAATGGCTTCTGCCCCTGCTACAAATGCTACTGTTGTAGGCGCATACACTATTAATTACGCTATTACAGGCGTAAATTCAAACACTTTTGTTCATGTAAACCTTTTTAAAAATCGCTTATATTTCACCCAAGAAAACAGTCTTGATTGTTGGTATTTAGGTGTAGATGCGGTTAGTGGCCCAGCTTCTCCGTTGTTGTTTGGTGGAATTGCTAGAAATTCAGGGTTCTTGCAGGCAATGGGTACTTGGACTATAGATGCTGGTCAAGGCGTTGATGACTACGCAGTATTTGTAACTAGCATGGGTGAAGTGATTGTTTATAACGGTACTGACCCTGACAATGCAGATACTTGGGTTTTGAAAGGCGTATGGCAATTAGGCCAAACTTATAACCGTAGATGTTTTTTAAAATGGGGTGGTGATCTTTTATTACTTACCCAAGATGGATTAGTGCCATTAGCTTCAGCATTGCAGTCAAGCCGCTTAGACCCTAGAATTAACCTTACAGACAAAATTTACTACGAAATTAGCCGTGAAGCATCGTTATATTCAAGTAATTTTGGTTGGCAAATAGCATATTTTGCTAGTGAAAATATGTTAATGATTAATGTCCCGTCTACTGGGGGGGTGCAACAGTTTTGTATGCACACCATATCTAAGGCTTGGTGTAGCTTTTCTAACATAGAAGCAAAGTGCTGGGAATTAAGCTATGACCAAATGTACTTTGGTGGCAATGGTTATGTAGGTCGTTTTTGGGATTCTTATAGCGATAACGGCAACAATATTAATGCCGAAGTACAACAGGCTTACAGCTATTTTGATAGCGTAGGCCAACAAAAACGATTCACAATGATTCGCCCAATTTTTCAGACAGATAACGGTTTACCAGCAATTTTAGTGGGTATAAATACTGATTTTGATGCCCAGAACAGCCTTGGTGCAGTTAGTTTTAATGCGGTCAGTTCTACCCTTGGGGTATGGGATGTAGCCGTTTGGGATGAAGATGTTTGGGGCGGTAATTTAGCCCTTACAAAACTGTGGCAAGGTGTTACGGGAATAGGTTATTCGGGTGGCATTATTATGAAAATAGCCTCACAAGGCATTGATGTGTATTGGATTTCTAGCGATTATGTAATGGAACGAGGTGGCGTTCTTTGAGGCAAGTTACTACTGAAAATCAACAATATATGGGTGATTGGTTGGTTCGTTTGATGAACCATCCGCTACCCGAAGAAACGGTTTGCATAGGTCAAGAAATTGACGGTAATTTAGTAGCAGTAGTCGGATTTGCCAGTTTTATGCCAAAAGCGTGTCAAATGCACATTGCGGCAGTAGATGAAGTTAATTGGATGAATAGAGATTTATTGTGGGCGGCTTTCGATTATCCCTTTAATAAACTTGGTGTTAGCGTTATACTAGGTCAAATTTGTGCAGATAATGAATCTGCCTTAAAATTAAACCGACACCTTGGTTTTAAAGTAATAGCCGAAATCCCTGATGCTCACATGGATGGTGATTTAGTGATTATGGCTATGAGGCGTGAAGATTGTCGATGGCTCGACATCAAATGCCCTTTAAGAACTGCAAAAGGAGAATGACATGGGTGGTGGTGGATTTTTAGGATTAGGGCCTGCGCCAAGCGCACCAGCCGCACCTGATTACAGGGCGGCCGCACAAGAAACAGCGCAAGGTAATTTACAAGCGGCTCAAGCCGCTACTGCCGCCAATCGTGTAAACCAAGTTACTCCTTACGGAAATTTAAATTACACCCAAAGCGGTACAGATTCACAGGGTAATCCTACTTGGACTGCAACTACTAGCTTATCTCCTACTGGGCAAGCATTATTAGATATGCAAAACAAAACCAGTTTAGGTTTGGGAAGTGCTATTAATGCCCAATTAGGGCAAGTACAAGATGTTATGGGGCGTGGTTTTAACCCTAACATTCCAGAAACCCAAACAAGTTTAGGGTCTAATTATGTTACCGATCCTAATTATGCAAGTGGTATGCAAGGTTGGGACAGGGCAAACGAGATTCTTCAAGCCCGTTTACAGCCACAAATGGATATGCAACGGGATGCACAAGCGGCACGATTAGCAAATCAAGGTATCAAACAAGGTACTAGAGCATACGAAAACGCTATGCGTACCTTTAATCAAGGTCAAAACGACTTGCTTACTAATTCCCAATTGGCTGGTCAAGGTATCGGTCAAAACCTATTTACCCAAGGTTTGCAAGGCGGTCAATTTACAAATCAATCTTTAATTAATCAAGGTAATTTTGGTAATACTGCACAGCAACAAGCATTTAACCAAGCACTTACCCGATACAATTTACCACTAAACACATTAAGTGCATTGCGTACTGGCGCACAAGTTCAAAATCCATCATTTGTAAACTCTGCACAACAAGCTAATACAAGTGGTGCTGATTTTCTTGGTGCTGGTCAGATGGGTTACAACGCCCAAATGGGTGACTTTAACGCTAAACAAGCGGCACAGCAAAACTTAAATAGTGGTTTATTTAGTCTTGCTGGTTCAGCAATGTTGTCTGATGTTCGCACTAAAGAAAACATTGTAGCAATCGGTACTTTACCTAATGGTTTACCGTTCTACCAGTTTGAATATAAGCCTGAGTTTAAAGATTACCCATTAGCAGGACATGGAACGCACACAGGCGTGATGGCACAAGAAGTTCAAGCCTTTATGCCTGAAGCTGTTATTACCCTTGAAAACGGCTATTTAGCCGTAGATTACGGAAAACTAAATGCCTAATCCATACATTACTAATGTAAACCCGTATTTTGCACAGCAAGATCAGCAAGGTTTATCGCCTGTTTTTCAGAACATTGGAAATCAACAAGCTAATCAAAATGCCGCACTTGCACAGCAAAATCAATTGGTTCAACAAGCTGGTCAAACAGGGCAACAAGGCGGCATGAACCCTTTGGCTATGGCTATGGCTTTGCGTAAAAAAGACCCAAGAAAGCCTGCACCTGTTACAGACTACAGTCAACCAATGCCAGTAGATTCAGCTTATAACTACGCAGGGTATTAATCATGGCTCTTGATATGGGAACACTCACTCCAGAACAAATGTTGCAACAGCAACAGATTTTGCGCCAACAAAAAATGGCTGAAATGCTTGTTCAACAGGGTATGCAACAACCACAAGGTCAAATGGTTAGCGGTCGCTATGTTGCTCCATCTTTTGCTCAAAACCTTGCTGGTTTAGCAAATGTATATTTTGGTCAAAAAGGTATTGATAAAGCCAATCAAGCACAAATTGATTTGGCAAAACAATTAAGAGCAGATGAAACTTCTGCTATGGCTGATTTTCTTCAGCAAAAACAAGGTAGAGCAGGCGTTGAAGGTGGTATTTATGGCCCTGATAACCAGCTTACCACTCAAACTACTGCTGATATGTACGGGGCTAATATGGAGTTAAATCCACAATATAAGCAAGTTGCCCCTGTTGCCGCTATTCCAGCTAATCCCCAAGCGGCTTATGCTAATTTGTATGCAAACCCTAAAGCATCTGCCGCACAAAGAAATTTAGCGTTTACCAAAATGAGTGCTGATCCTGAAGCGTTTACTTTGTCTGAAGGCGCTGTTCGTTTTGAAAGACAACCTGACGGAACTACAAAACAAGTAGCCGCAGGAGTTAAAAAGCCTATTCAAATTGATACTGGAACAGCTATTGAGTTCCGTGATCCTAATGATATTAGCAAGGTATTGCAAAGAATTCCTAAATCCCAAATGCCTACCGCTGGTCAAGTATATGAGAGTGCTGATGGCCCATTATTAATAAACACAAAATCGGGTACTGCTTCTCCATTAATGATTAATGGTCAAACAATTGCTCCAAAATTAACTGCTGAACAATCAAAAGACATTACAGGCATAAATCAACAAAGAGCAACTATTAATGGTGCTATTGCTGATATTAAGCAAAATAAATCAGCTTTTAGTTTTGGTCGTGGTTTGGCGCAAAACGCACCTTATGGCGAATCTATTGCAGGTAGATTTGAAAAGCCTGAAGATACACAAACCCGTGCTTATGTATTTAATAATGTGTCATCTGTCATTAAAGAGCGTGCAGGTACAGCCCAAAGCGCACAAGAATTGCAAAGACTTAATGCTTTCTTACCAGCTACAACCGATAATGCCGACCAAATTATTTCCAAATTAGAAGGATTTAATAAATACCTAAATGACTTTGAAAAAGGAACTAGGGTATCTCCAGCTAAAAAACCTGATGCGCCTCAATCAAATTCATTTTCAAATGAAGCTGATGCTCAAAAAGCATTTGATTCTGGAAGGTTAAAAGTAGGGCAAAAAATCACTATTAACGGTGTTAGCGGAACTTGGCAATAATATGGCATTTATACCTGATACTCAGCAAGCCCCACGCTTTGTTCCCGATGAGGTAGTAACGCTTGCATCAAGCAATTATTCTGGCCCAGCTATTCAAGAAAACCCAGTATGGCAATCTAATGCTGGTAATGCGGCTTTTGGCAAGCCAAGAATGGTTGATCGTACCAATGTTCAGGCTCAACCTAGACCGTTAGAATCTGCTTTAGCTGGTATGACTAAATCGGTTGTTGATCCACTTGTTGCAGGGGCGCAATTAGCAACTGGCGGTAATTTAGGTACAAGCAAATTAGCGCAAAACCTAGACAAACAAGCTGATGTTTATTACAACGAAAACCCAATGTCCTATATAGCTGGTCGTGTAGGTGGTGCAGTAGCCCCTGCTTCAGCCGTAACTAAGGGTGCAGGAATGATTCCTAGTTTTGCCCGTGCTAATCCAATGGTGCAAGGTGCGGCTTTAGGTGCTACTTCAGGGTTAATGACCCCTACAAACACAGGTGAAACTGGCTCAGAACTTTATCAAAATGTTGGTCAAAATGTTGCGCTTGGCACGGCTTTAGGAGGTGCTATTCCTGCGGTTGGTCAACTATCTTCTATGTTGCGTGGTAAACAGCCTAGCCCACAAATGGTTGATGCCATTACTAAAGCAAGAGATCTAGGTTATGTAATACCGCCAACCCAAGCTAACCCTAGTGCGCTTAATCGGTTTATGGAAGGCGTTGCTGGAAAAATTAGCACGGCTCAAAACGCTAGTGCTAAAAACCAAGAAATTACCAACAAACTAGCGGCTAAATCATTAGGTTTGGCTGAAGATGCTGTTATTACTCCGCAAGTTTTATCAGATTTGCGTACCGTAGCAGGTCAATCCTACGATAAATTAGGAAATATTGGCGTAATAATGCCAAATAAAAGCTATTACGATCAACTAGATAATATAAAAAAACCTTTTGTTGCAACACAACAAAGTTTTCCAAATCAAACGCCAAGTCCAGTAATTAATCTTGTAAATTCTTTAAAAACTGAATTTTTTGATTCAGGTTCAGCGGTTGAAAAAATTAAGCAATTAAGAACACAAGCTGATGACGCTTTTAGAACTGGCAATACTGAATTAGGTCGTGCGGCAAAACAAACTGCAAATGCTTTAGAAAATGCAATTGAAGATCATTTAAGTTCAACTAAACAAACTGATTTGTTAAGTAAATTTAGAGAAGCACGGCAATTAATTGCTAAAACTTATTCTATTGAAAAAGCGGCCAATGCGACTACTGGCACGATTGATGCTAAAAAATTAGCCGCCCAATTACAGCGTGGCAAACCTTTATCTGGTGAATTGAAGGATATTGCTCAATTTAGTCAAGCATTTCCAAAAGCAAGTCAAACAACAGAAGCTATGGGTAGTTTGCCACAATTAAGTCCATTGGATTATGCCGCTGGATTGATTGGTGGAGTAAGCACAGGTGGCGCTGGTGCTGGCGCTATTTTGGCTAGACCAGCATTAAGGGCGGTTGCATTATCTTCTCCTGTTCAAAATCGTTTAATTCCAAGCACGGCCGCACCATTTTTAACGCCTGAACAGCGCAACTTGGCAAGACTATTAACATTACAAGGCGTACAAGGAGCAACAAATGAGTAGAAACGGATCGGGTACATATTCCCTACCTGCTGGTAATCCAGTAGTAACAGGCACAACCATTAGTTCTACATGGGGTAATACAACCCTTACTGACATTGCTAACGCCCTAACAGGCTCATTAGCTTCTGATGGCCAAACAACTGCTTCTGGCAATCTCAATATGGGTACAAACCGTATTGTTAATACTGCTGACCCTACTAACGCACAAGATGTAGCCACCAAAAACTATGTAGATACTTATGTAGGCGCTTTAGGCACTATGGCAAGCCAAAATGCTAATGCTGTAGCTATTACAGGTGGTTCTATTAGCAGTATTTTAGAAGGCGCTACAGTAAGTGCTTCTGCCCCTTCAGCTACTACAAATTATGATTTTAAAACTCAAGCTGTGCTTTATTACACATCTAATGCCACAACTAACTTTACTGTTAATGTTCGTGGAAATTCTACAACTAGCTTAAATACAGTAATGGCTATAGGCCAAACAGCGACTATGGTATTAATGGTTACTAACGGTGCTACACCTTATTACCCTAATGTCATTCAAATTGACGGTACAACTGTTACACCAAAATACCAAGGTGGTTTTGCCATTACTTCTGGTAATGCTAATTCAATAGATATGTACACAATTGCTATTGTAAAAACTGCTTCAGCTACTTTTACTTCTTTTGTATCTCAAACTAAATTTTCTTAAATTATGCCATTAATTTCTACTCTTGGAAATGAATCTGCCTATGCTTATGGATTTGGCAAAGGTGGTGCATTAACAGCTAATTATTTAACGGTTGCTGGTGCTGGTGGCGGTGGTGGTACTGATGAAAATGGTAATGAAATCAATGGTGGCGGCGGTGGTGGCGCTGGTGGTTTATTAACAAATACAGTATCTTTTGTATATGGAATTACATATACCGTTACTGTTGGCGCTGGCGGTGCTGGTGCAGGTGTTGGTATTTCTATGGGGTCTAATGGAGGAAGTTCATCTATTACGGGTTCTAGATTTACATCAATAACTTCTTCTGGCGGTGGCGGCGGTAGTTTTGGTGCAAACGATGGGACATCATTCGCAGGTGGAAATGGTGGTTCAGGCGGTGGAGGTGGTGGCAGATCAGACGGTTCTATTGGAGGCACAGGAGTTGTTGGCCAAGGCTTTAATGGTGGAAATTCAGGAAGTTCAGGCGGTTTGGGTACTGGTGGTGGCGGTGGTGGCGCAAGTGCTGTAGGTACAAGTGGTAATTCTGGAGGAACTGGGGGCGCTGGTGCAAGCAATTCTATTACTGGTTCTGCCGTAACTTATTCTACTGGTGGTTCTATTGGTGGAGGTTCATCTGGCAGTACCAATACTGGCAATGGTGGCAACGGTGCTACCAAAGGTGGCGGTGGTGGGTCTGGGGGTTCGGGTGTTATTGCTATTTCTTATCCAGCAACTGCACAAATTGGAACAGGTGGAACTGTAACATCTTACTCATCTGGCGGTATTAATTACATAGTTCACAAATATACATCTAGCGGTACATTTAAAATAGGCTCTTGATATGGCTGACCTCGAAAATTTTGATATGTTCAAGTTTGGTGGGCTAGTCAACCAAGTTGAAAATCTTCAACAAAAAGTAGATAAGCTAGAAGAAGGCATGGAAGAATTGCTTGCTTTAGCCAATAAGGGTCGTGGTGGATTTTGGGCAGGAATGGTTATTGTTTCCGCTTTATCTACTTTTATCGGCTTTTTAAGCCATTATTTGACAAACAAATGATTTTAGAAACCATCATTGGCGCATTAGTTCCCGTTGGTATTGACGGGATTAAAAGCCTCATTGGGATGTTTACAGGGGGCGTAAAGCCTATTTCTGTAGATGAGCAGATCAAGCTAGACCAAAACGAAATAAGCAAGCTACAGGCCATTGCCGCGCTAGATAACCCCTACGGTACACCTAGCCAATGGGTCATTGATTTAAGGGCTTCTAGTCGTTATTTGGGGGCATTGTTTGTTATTGTTGTAGGAATCGGTACATTGTTTTTATCAGTTACCCCAGAGATTCAAAGAATTGGCGTTGAAGCCGCAAATATTGCGTTTGGATTCCTATTTGGAACACGCATTATGGCTAACCTCAAAAAATGATTAACAGTCGCTTACTAGATGAGCTACTTCCCGTAGCTAAAGAGCGTGTAGAACAATTTTTGCGGCTTTGCAAAGAAAATGACATAGACCTATTAGTTACTTCTACTTACCGCGATCACGAATCACAACAGGCTTTGTACGAACAAGGTAGGACTACAGCAGGAAAGGTGGTTACTAATGCAAAAGCTGGCGATTCTTGGCATAACTGGCGTTGTGCTATTGATGTTGTACCCCTCATTAACGGTAAGCCTAATTGGGATGGCTCTGATCCTGTATGGACTAAAATCGGGGAACTAGGGGAACAAGCAGGATTAGAATGGGCTGGCAGGTGGAGAACATTTAAAGAGTTAGCCCACTTTCAATATACTGGTGGACTAACCCTAACTGATCTTAAAGAAGGCAAACAGATCGCTTAAAAAGGGGCGTAGCTGTCATTGTGATAGCTAACCTTACGAACCCTAAACTGAAACAATTGCTCATGCTCTGGGAACTCTTTAGCAAACTTTCTAGCGTAGTGACTAATCCAACCATCATCAATCTTAAAGTCCCCAGTATTGCCAATGGCCGTTTCCCATCGTACACGGTGAAATACGCACTTAGCTGAGAAGTATTGCCGCCTTGATGCTACCTGCAAAGAGAACTTTTTAAACATTAACCAGATGTCAGGGTTTTGAGCATCATAAATTTCAAAATTTTCTTTAGTCCATTTATTGTTCATATTGGATACCCCTGAGTTAAATAGGTAGTACCAAAAATAATTACACAAATAAACAGGGCCATCAAACCGCCTAAAATAAATTCTTTCATGCTGATCTCCTAGTGAAATAGTTTGTAGCGTGGGTGACAAGTAACTTCTACTGGAACATCGCTCATAATGCCGTTAATCCTACGCTTGGCAGTAATAATTACTGGGCGCGTACCAGCTTCTTCACACTCAGTAATGCCAAGGATCACGGCTTGGCGGTTCATGTGATACGCCTGCTTATCAGTTTCAAGGCTGACATGAGGCGGTGGGTCAAAAGAACTACAGGCGGCTAATGCTAATAGGGCTAAAAATAATAAATATTTCATGATTTTTCCAGTTCTGAGTAGGCTTCTTCTGCTTGTTTAACAAATTCATTAAAATTAAGGGCGTGTATCATTTCTAACACGCTGGTTTTGGTGTCGCAAATAAATACATCTTCTATATCTAAACTTCCTGAATGGCCCAAGCTAGGCTCATCGGGTTCTGCTGAACCGTGTATGTCAAGGTAGGTATCGCCAACATACATCGAAAATAAATAATTTTTGCTCATGTCTATCTCACTTTTTAAAAAGTATGCCCCGAAGGGCAGTTTATTAATCTGCTAACTTTGCTTTGTATGTTGCCGCTGAAAAATCTTTACTCCAAAATGTGTCGCTGTACTCAGACCTAGCTTTTTTTATAGCTGATGGAGCATCTTTGGCTCTTTTGATTACGGTGTACTGCTGGTTATTCCAAGTAATGTTTTTTGGTGTAACTGTTATTAAATAATTTTGCATTTTTATTTCCTTTTCTATCTCACTCGTTATTGAGTAACACCAGTTTAGTTAAGCTAACTTAACAATGCAAGTATTATTTTATAGGGATATACCCTAAGTGCAAAAATACAACAATTAAAAGGTGGGGTACTCACAATCCTGTATGTGAAGCAATTTTGCTTTCCCCCGTTCCCGTGAAGGAAACTAGATATTGTTCTTGATCTGATAGACCCTTAACAAATGCTGGAAACACTCCCAACTCTTTTGAAGCTGGGGTTCTTCCACTTCTATCAATTTTACTTGGTTTGTAGTTCCGTTGACAAATACGATAGCGCACCGTGCAGTAGGCAAGTTTAGTCCTTCACGATAAGCCGCTAACTGCATTTCATGCTCAAAATATACATCAACTTTATCAAGGTCGGTGTCTTTTGTCTTGAAATCTACTACAAACCCATTACCCTGACCGTTGATGGGTTTGGCTATTAAGTCACATTTGCCACCAAATCCCAGATGATGAGCAAAAGAACGCTCTGCAAGCCACGGCTGGTCACCAAAAGTATCTTTTAAAATACTATCAATCGCGTCAAGATAAGCTGGCTTTTCTGGCAAATACATCTGCTCAAAGTAGCCTTCAATAATGGCGTGGATGGCCGTACCGCGTTCTGCCGCCTCCCTACCAGTAGCTTTACTATCTTGCATTACACGCTTTAGCCATTCATCTTCAGGCTCTTGTGGCCCTCTAGGAAGCGTTAGGGCGGCTAAGAGGACTTGTTGCTGTTTCCATGTATCAAGGCCTGCTTTTGATAACATTCCGTTAATTGTTGTAACACTTGGCAAAAGTCCAATTTTCCGTGCATCGCGAAGCGTTGTTGGCCGCTCTCCAGTTTTGCCGATGGTTGTATAGGCTGGAGTGCCGTCTTTTGTGTACCAATGACCATTTTCTTGTACCTTTTCTTTAACTATCATTTCTAGCTTTCATCATTGCATCAGCCAATATGTAACAATATTCAGCCACTACAGCCATTTCTGATGAAATATTATTTTCTCTTTGATCATCTTCAATTTCAAAACTTTCACCATCTTCTGTGATTGCATTTTGAACAAATTTGAAAACCATTGGCATAGCTTTAGCCGCAAAATAATCACGCAAAGTTACTTCTATTGGCCCAATAAGGTTGTTTTCTTCTAAAAATGATTTCATGTTAGCCCCTTAAAATGGAATATCGTCAAGGTTAGTATCTTCAGTCTTTGGCTCATTTGCATCCCTAGCCTTTTGACCGCGCCATTCAGATGATTCTGTAATCTTTTCTTTGTAATACTTTGGCAACGCATCGTACTTAGCTTGGTCAAATTCAGCTAACCAGAAATGTAATGGTGGGTTAATGCCTTCTGGCTGGGCGGTGCGCAATGCTGACGGTACAGGGCTAATACCGCTGATGTTGGCGTATTTGCCATCTTCTGAGTGCGTGATATTAACCATGCAAAAACGGCCTAACAAGCCTTTAAGATCAAAATTCTTACGATCTTCAGCAGTCATTTTTTTATTGCCCCAAGCCTCTAAATCTTGGCGTAATCTAGCTTGATCTCCAAGGCTAACCGTATAACGCTTAGACACAATCAAAGGTTTACCGTCATCGGTTTTTAATGGCTGGTCGGTATCGTCATTACCGTGCAATTCCCAAGTCAATACAACCTTGTGCATGATTTTGGATTCGCCAGCCCATTCTACGGATTGGTGGCCAAGGTCAATGATGCTATACAAACGCGCCATGTGTAACCCAGCAGGGGCTATCTTAAATTCTTTGCTGTTATCTGAAATAATCATTTTTTGCTCCACATTGTAGGAAATGTATTTAAAGGGTTGCCAAAACAATTGCCAATGTCATTGATAACATCACGCAAAACAGGGTTTACATGGGTGTTGCGGATTGGTGATGGCAAACCACACGCATAGCGTAGGTCACCTATCTCATCTGCTGTAATAAATACCCCATCTTCGAGGTCTTTAAAGATGCGTTCCAAATGTTGTTGAAAGCTGTGAAAGTCTTGATCTTGCTCACTCATAAGAGTTCTCCTAATTAACACGGCACATTGCCGTATTTAGATATTAAGCTAACTTAAAATATATTGCAAGTGTTTATTGTAAAAATGTTGTTTATTTG